CGAACAAAAAAGGTGTTCGACTTATCACGAAGGTGTTTGCGGCGTGTGTTTAGAAACAAAAACAGTTACAGAACCACGTGATTATGGTTACTTGCTTCCAGGATGGGAGTTGACTTCCTTAGTATCCCAGATTGTCAATTATTAATTACACACTTGTTCCTTGTGTAAACTTAAAGTAATAACTTAATTTTCATGGCTGATCGAGAGAGAGATTACGACAAAGAATACAAACAATATCACGGGACCGAGGAGCAAAGAAAACGTCGAGCGGCCCGCAACAAAGCCAGGCGTCATTTAGAGAAGGAAGGGCGCGTACGTAAACACGACGGAAAAGATGTGGATCATAAAAATGGCAACCCTCTGGATAATAGCCCTGCTAACATTAGAGTAATGTCCCGTAGCGCCAACAGATCTAAACACTAATGGCTATTCTTCCTCGTCCCGGCGAAAATAAAATGCCTGCGGAACTAAAGCCGTTAGGTGGGTTGGCGGCTCTGCCTCCCGGTTTGATGACGGCCAACACTCCTTTGGAGATTGGGATCCGTCGTGGTGTCCAGATGGACGACTCTAGTCGGATAGCAGCACAAATCCAGCACAACCGTGGCGTCTACACAAGACCACCCGTTGGTCCTGTTGAGTACAGTGAAGGAAACATTAAGAAAAGCACCGAGTTAACTGGGGTTGCTGGGTACAACCAGAAAGAGATTCCGTTTCGAGACAGTGCTGATGATATGAGTCAGATGCAGTACATGGCTTCTATTGCTCAAAATACTCCGGAACAACGAGCATTACTCCAGCAAGAAATGCTAAACCCGAACCAGTACTTTTTAAATACGCAAGAAATTAGTGATAATAAGATAGTAACCAGCCACAATACGCCAACAAACTTAATGATTTTGGCTAAAGTTAAAGCAATGAAGCAGATGGGTAAGTAATGGATAACGATTTTCCAGTCCGTATGGCGGGTTCAAGGTTGGGTCTTGCTCCCATGAGGGTCGCAGGTATCACGCCGTCCGAACTTACAAAGCGGCTTAGATACCAAGAAGCATTTCCTCGTACTTGAAAAATCCCCACGTGGCTTTAATGTAGATGAAGTTGCTTAGCTTCTTGTGCATAAAGTCCAACTTGATTGGGTAACACCTGATGCTGAGCGAGTTATAGCTCGTCATGCCAGAGTTAGCGCAAAAAATCCTGATAAAGCTGAATTTACAAAACTTTTAAAGTATTGTATTCGGCATAGCCATTGGAGTATTTTTGAGCAAGCATCGGCAAGCTTTGAGATTATAACTTCAAGAGCTATATCAGCTCAGATTATTAGGCATAAATCTTTTAATTTTCAAGAGCTAAGTCAAAGGTATTGTGATCCGTTAGATCTTTTAGAAGAATCAGAGTCGATTTGTTGGGATTTTGATTTACGGAAACAAGATCCAACAAATAGACAAAACTCTACTGAAAATATGGATATTGAGACGGTTGCAAAGTTTAAACAACGTATATACGATCATTTTTATGAAAGTAAAAAATTATATAAAGATATGATTAATGAAGGTGTAGCTAAAGAGTGTGCTAGAAACGTATTAATGATGTGCTCTCCTACAAAAATATACATTACTGGGACTATTAGATCTTTTATACATTACGTTGGGCTTCGAGCGTCTGTCGAAACTCAAAAAGAACATCGAAAAATTGCCTCGGGTATTGGACTTAGTTTATCTACAATACTTCCTATTACGACAGAAGCAGTAATGTCAGCCGCTAATGACGACCATAGTTTGCGTGGTTGGTTAAATATTAACTATAGATAAAGCGAAGGCGGGCTTTATTAGGCCCGCCATTAAGTCGCTCTGCGTTCGCATTCTTTAATTATAGTAAACTATTCCACAAGTCACCACCAGGCTTAGCAACTTCATTATTTTTTAAGGATTGTTGATCTGGTCCTAAGGGTTGTAACGGAACTCGCATTGCGGCTTGTTGAGCAGCAATCATGGCAGTTTGTTGTTGTAGAGCACTAATTTGTTGAAGTAACTGCTCTTGTTGAGCAAATGCCCAATTTTTAGCGTTATTTGTTAATTCAGTGAGTACGTGAGCAGGGTGAGGAAAAGAATAGACTATTCCTTGTTCTGTTTTAATTAGCTGCCCTTTTTGTTCCTCAAGTAACCTACCGAGAAACTCATTAATCCGATCTATATTTACGTTCGAATTAATCGCAAGCTGCTCTGCCGATACGATTCCTTTGTTGGTGTCGTATAAACGACTAAAGTTTGACGCTACGTTCGTGGCCTCTGTAATTTCAATCTCCTCTTGTCTTTTCTTTTCCGATAAAACGGATGCCCCGAACAGAACACCGCCGGAGGCAGCCAATATAGGTGCAAACGCCGTGGGTTGGAACCAAGCTGCTCCAATACTTGCTGCTGCACCTATGCCGGTAAGAACGCCAAAAAAAGAACTAGGTTGTTTTAGTGTCATGAGTTTCAAAAGCAGTTTTCCAAAGATCATATGTTGGGTTTGATGCCCATTCGATCGGCGACGGGAGACGAGTGTCTCCGTATGACGCACGATCTGTAGTGACATCATACGGCTTCAATTGTAAACCAGTAACCACTGCTTTGCCTCCAATTAATCGAGGATCTACCTTCTCAATCTTTAGGACATTCTGTGCTGTTTCTTTTAAGCGATCTACAAATCTTTGTTTAGCGGCATGTTTGTATCCATTTGATTTACAGAAGTTAACGTAGCTTGCGTACAGCTCAACATATGCGTTTTTAACATACAAACCACGTTCGCTTTCATCTGTAGAAGGTCGGAAAGCACCTCCTCCGATACTTGTAGTCGAATTAGGCGCATACAAACAACAGTCCGAAAGCCACGCGCAAATTGGATTGTTAAACACCAGAGCTTCGATATCCGTAGCATTCAGCGTGGGGCAATGCTTAACCGGATTGCTCAGCACATCGCGCATCTGATCCCGCGTCATTGCTAAAGCCCAACTCACAATCCCCGATAATTCTGGAGCTAGTTCACCTTCTATGCGATCTTCATACACATTTATAAGATTCTTACGTTGAGAAGGAGGGACAACTTTATCCATGACAATCGTCAAACGACGACGCTCCAATCCGCTACTAATATCGGAGGACGATATATGTTCGTTAGAAGCAATACAAACCAACAACTCCGGTTTAAAGTTAATCGTCTGTGTCCCATACTTTCGCTCCGCCCGCAAAGTGTCAGAGGAGGAAGTAAGTTTTTTTAACGTGTCTAAACGTTTTGAGAAAGAAGCCTCGTCTGTCAAAAGCAGTAACCGCTTGCCGATGAGGTTGTGCGTCTCGAACCGATTGGTTTCAATTGTTTCTAAATCGCTCGTATGCGTCCCACCAAATCCAGCAAGGGCAATAAGAATTTGCTGCAGCGTGGATTTACCTGTACCGCCCGGACCAATTAAGTGAAGAAATTTTTCTCCTGTGACATAACCTGTTACCAACGCACGTAGAAATGCTTGGATAATAACTACCTTTTCTGTTCCGACAGCATGTTCTAGCCAAGTAATAAACTTAGGGCACATAGCTTTTTTGTCGTAGTCATAACCTAGCTTTGTTCGTAAGAACAAATCCTTATGGTTACCAGCGTTAAATTGTTGTGTGTCCGGATCTAGAATACCGTTCTTAAATGGTATAAAACGGCGACCTTTGTTCCATATGGATGTACGTCCACCATCAATCGAACGTAACATTTTAGCTTTTAGTATTTGATAAACGGAAGCCACGGTAGCTGAGTTGTATTTCGGTAGAACACCAGCTACAACAAAAGTGTCTAGGGTTTTTACAATCCTACGTTTAATGTGCTGATCGTCTTGGAGATACCAAATACCTTGGTCGTCGTCGTAAGTAAAGAACTCGTCTAAGGTCGAGTCGAATAAAAAGCGATCACCATAGTTGTTAACAATAACATCGGCAATGTCGTTCTCCGAAAACTGCCTGTTGTTTTGTTGCAAGTTTATTAGCTGGGCCGGTGTTGCTGGTGTGGTAGCCATTGAATCGATTGAGTGTGAAGGTGTTGATGTTGATGTTGTTTGGAAAGAATCTTCCGAAAAAATGTCAAAAGCCAATATTGAATTTACTGGTTTTGCTTTTTTGCTTTTGATGTCTGATTTAACTTGATCTGGGCACAAGGTCTCAAAGAGATTCTTATAGTGAGACTTTAACTTTTTCCACGGGGATAATTCTCCGTTCTCTACAGCTAGCGAAATAGCTGGCTTCAAAGAAGAAGCATCAGTGATGCTGTTTAAGATCCGGTTAAATTTGCCATCAAGCTCAGGTGCGTAGTCATACAGAGCATAGAACGCACGGTGTGCTATGTCAAGTGGTTTTTCTCGTGTTGGGACTTGCGAGTCTCGTAACCAGTTGCTCCACCCTATGATTTCTTTGAGAACCATAGCCATGGCAAACGATCTGTCCTCGACTTGATTGCCTTCGAGTATCTCCTTAACCGAGTTACTAACCAGTTTGCTGATCTCTACCCCTTCGTCGGCATATTCAACATTTAACGCTTCTAATGGATCTGATTCTGTAGATTCTTCTTTAGGGATTCGTGTGTAAGCAATATAAGCTTCGTCAATTTTTACCGCTGGTATGAATTTTTCTGTAACACATATAAGATCTTCTCCTTGTTTTGAACCGTAAAAAAGATTTACCGTTAATGTCGCTCTACGATCTGAGCCCGGAATCTGTTGGGAAATCTGCCTTGTAAACCATTGAAAAAAATCTGGGTCTAATATCGGTTTTTCTAAACCAAATACCAATCTAAATCGAGGCCAATCTACCGTGGAGCTAGGCGAGTAATAAGCGGATGATAGATAGTTTTTACAAAGATCTAATTCGAGTGCTTGATCAGGAGTTAACTCTTGCTTCTGTATTTTTTCACCTTCTTCTGTTTTTCCGTCTAGTTGATTATCTATATCAATAATAATCAAGCCTGCTTGAATACATCCAGTCTTATCCTTAATGCGCTTGCCATCTACTAAATGCCACGCACAAAGACCTTCGCCTTCTTTTACTTGTTCTGATATAAAAGTAATGCTTTCGGTAACAGGAATCCAATTCTCATTGAATGACTTAAAATTACCACCTGCACTTATTTTCCCTGTTTTAGGGTTTACATATTTTTTAACTTCAGAATTTAACGAACAGACAAATTGCATGGGCTAGCTCCGTCTTACTATTTTGGCACGATGTCCCGTATTAGACCACGGTCAGACTCGAAAGCTCGGGTTAAACTTTCGAGTAAAATTTCTTTAAAACTTCCATCCACTGTTTCTTGTCTATATCTAATTCGTTAGCACCAAAAGTAAAAATTTGAACTGAATACTCGGGAACAGGAGTAGACACAATTATTCGAGTTTTGTCGATTTTAACTCCTAGACAATGCTCTGCAGCAATAGAGTATGCAGCTAGCTGTAACTTTGTCTTTTTTAATTTAAAAACACCACTAACTAAAGCCTTACGAGTTTTCTCGTCTAAGTCCATAGTGGGTTTTGGAAATCTATAACTATAAGGACCTGCGGAAGTTTTAAAGTCTGCGAGTATACATTCCCCGTTTTGATCTTTATAAATTATGTCGGGACAACCGGCATAACCATGGCCTGTAGTATTGTCGTAATAATGAATTCTGCCAATACCGTCGTCCCCCACATATTTTGACCACTGTGGCTGATTATATGGCTTTTCAGACCACAGCACCTTACTGTTTTCTAAAAGCTCATCTAATTTTTCTGGAAGATCTTGCCAAAAAGGAAGTAAATCCTGAGGCGGTTTGACAATTAGACCTCGGATATAGTTTTCGACTGCACCGTGTACCCACGAACCTCTTGCCGCCGCTGCATCTGCTACACCCGGATTTAATACATTCCAGTGAGCTAATTTCCGTTGAGTATCTTCCGTTTGTGTAGCGGATAAGACACTAGTTACTGAAGGTAGTGGTCTATGTACTCCATCACAAACGTAATGACGTAAACCATCAATTGTTAAACGAGTTTGGGACACAAGTTTGTGTCGAATTACCTAAACTCTAGCGTATCCTAATTAAAACGCATTAACAGGACACCTGTTCGCATTAAAATCCTGTGGATCATCACCTTCATCTTCGTCCTCTTCATCTTCCTCGTCTTCGTCTACACCATTAATAAAAAATTCTGATTTTTGATAATCAAATTCTTTAGACCGGGTATTTAAATCTTCGTTTAAACAGATACCCGCCATAAAACTTTCTACGACAATATCACCACACTCTTCTGCTGATCTGACGCTACCGTCTGGACCAACGCACTCTTGCAGAAGTTGGTTCGAAACGGTTAGCGCACAGAGCTTATCTAGTTTTTCGTTTAGCTTTGTCAGGTTGTCTACAACAGCCTTTTGAAAAAGCTCGAATTTTCTGCTACGTGATGTCATGTTGGAAGTTCCGGAAGGGCTCCGATGTTTTCCCAATTTACTGCGTAACTGATCATCGTGCCATCCATCCACTTGTCCGGTTTTTGGAAAACAAACCAACAAGCTGTTACAGAGTCTTTAGTCGAACCTACAGCTCGAAATTTTGGCCGTGGCGACAAAACAACCATGTTCGATAATTTATTCTTTAGAAGGAATGTTCTTCGTTTAAACACCGGTTCTAAGAAAGATAACCTATCTAAAAGAGCAATGCCATTAGTCGCTATTGACATTCCGTATTCCATTATGTATTCACTGTAGTCTTTTAAACCCATGGTTGAGCAGACGACCCAATCGTATTTTTTTTCTCGCATGGACACCCACCAGATAGGATCTAATAAGTTATTCGGGTCTTCATTTGTTGTGACTGTATATTTATGTTTTTGAAGTTGTGTGCTTAAAACGTGTTGCGGATCGTAAGGAACTAAGATGTTTCCCGATATAAACGTGTGCTTAATCAGCGTATGGGTCACCCCATCTGGAACTACATAAAAGTCGGTCATGAGGATCATGTGGAGATTCATAGTGTACTGACAGGAAGGTTGCCTGTCTACTGAAGAGTGGGTATAGTCGTCATATTCCATGTTTATTAAATGTTAAATCTTGAGTGGCTCGATACAGAACAGAATTTTTTACACCAGCGAGTTCTCATGGACGCTAGGAAGCTGAATAAAGAACAACTTATAGAGGTTTTTGAAATGGTACATAGACAGCATTTGTTACATAAACGTTTATTCTCGGCTTTGTCTTCTTGGTGTGTTCGCTCTGGCGTAATGCTTCCTCCGTTAACGGAACTTTTAACTCCACGTGAAGTTGACCATCCGTTAAAACGAAACTCTACTAAATGTTCTTCCAGCTCAAGCGATGAATAATTCTATATATTTGAGTTTTGCTCATACCGTATTTGATGCTCAATTCTTTTTGAGTCTTGCCTTCTCTATATAATCTTCTCATATCTCTAACATTGGTATCTGTCAATATTGCCCCTGGGTTACATGAACCTTGTCTGTTTCTGTTTTCTTTTTTATAAGGGTTTATTAATTTATGACCATCTTTTATTAACAGAATCTCTTCTGTTGAAAATTTCAAGCCGCACGTGGGGCAGATGCGACGCCTTGTTTTTCCGTTTTTTTTCTGACGGACATTCAAGACGTTAGTAACAATACTGGTGCAGTCTGGGTTCGGGCAAAACATTGTAAAAATTTAAAATAAAAAGCGCCGGGAGTACCGACGCTCGATTGGCTTCACTTGTTTACTGTACTCTAAAAGTCAACTCCTAGAGCTTTGGCCTGTTCTTCTGTAAGCTCAACAGCTTTTTTTCGTTTCGGCTGCGGGGGTTCGGGTTTAACTACGATTACATCCTCTGCTGCTGGAGCAGCAACAGGAGCAAACATACGAGCCATTCCTGTTCCCTCTAAAGCTTGCGGCCTTGCAGCGGCAAACTGAGCTTTAATTTCAGAATGATCTGAGCCAAGGGGCAGCTCTACCAAGTCCGAACCAGGGATGTGAGATTTCAAGCAATGCACTACAGATTCAGTTCCCGTCGAATCGAGCCACGCGATAACGTCCTCGACCAATTTTTCTTCAAGCTCATTTTGAGCCGGACGGTCTTTAAACTCCAAGGCATTAAAATTAATCTTGGCACCGTCTGCTCCCGTTACAGGATCCCGTTCGTTAAAAGAACGAGTCACAAACTTACTAGACGTGATAACTGAAGCGCAGTTAATCCTGTTGTTGTACAGGGTTTGAAAATAAGAGATAAAATTCTTTTGACTGGACTTACCTGAGATCATCGCGGTAGTTACACAGCGTGGCGGCAAAAGCCGGTGCTTCGGAGTTACACCGATAAAAGCAATACGCATGAACTCTTCTTGGTTCCGCATTCCAAGATTTCCAAAATAAGGGGTAAACCCTAAAAGGATAAATTCAATTGGAATGCCGTTATCGTTTGCATCGATAATTGCAGAGTCAGAGTCTACATCAGATTTCCAACGGCGAGCTTGAAGGTCAATTCGTAGTGTGTGGGGAGGAACGTTGGCGAGAATTTCGTCTTCGGAAAATTTACCGGCAATAAAAACCATGATTAGGTACCTAAATTAAAGGGAAAAATCGATTGAACCAATAGCCGCCGCAGCAATTTTACCTTTTTCAGGATCCACTGCTTTTTTAGGGGCGGACTTCGATGACTTGGGAAGATAAAGAATCTTATCCAAGGTGTAATTTAAGTAATTTTTATCATCTTTTTCGCTAGTAGAGACTTTACCGACCGCAATAGTCGGTGTGCCTGGTGCTAAATCTGATAGTTGTTTTGATAATTCAGCCCATGCTGTCAATTTAAACCAACACGTTTCGGCGTTATCCGCTTGCCAAGCAAGGGAACGATTCGTGACGGTGGTGTCTGAGAGCTCAACCTCATCGGCTTTTGGACCCAGACCACCCGCAGCAATAAACAAGTTGATTGCCAGCAGGTCATCGAAGTTATCTTTTGAGATAACTAGCATTGGTTGCATTTGAAGCACACCATCAACCGTGGCTCGTGTAGGACCAATAGCTAAAACAGAATCGTTTTTGCTTAATTGTTGTAGTAGTTTACCTACATAGTGATTTTTGTCCTGGATTAATTGGACCTTTGTTGAAACTCTTTTGTCGTTTGACGGGAGAGCATCAGATAAGACGTTAATAACGCCTTCGTTATCCTGCGCGGTGTCTGTTATTTTCAGACCCAACAGAAAAATGTTCATGCTTTAGTTTCCGATAAATGGTTGAGCGATGCACCTTTAGTGCCTTGGCTGCTTGGCTTACGCCAGAACCTTGGCTTATGAATGCTAGTAGCATATTGGTATCTCCGCCAGTTAATTTCGAGTTTTTTCCGGTTCTGTAAGAGAAATGATATGGGTTTATACATGACTTACAATTGCAACTTGGACGGGCTACAGCACCTTCTCGCGGAACGTCTAGGTATTTCAAAATTAAATTTCTTACATAGTAACGCTGTTTAAATACGTAGAGACACGGAACATTATTGCTAAATGTACCATTCCAAGGCTCACATACTTTATAGTCAAATAAGTTTAAAGCTAATTTTTTAAATAGTTCAGAAAGGTTGGTCTGTTTACAATCTCCGTAGTTTAGTAAATAAGAGTTTGTATCTAGTGCCCGGCAGATATCCTCTGCTTGAGCTACCGCGTGGTTATTATTGTTAGCTTCTATGTGAAGTTGAATTTTTTTATCTTGCTTAGTAAACTCGAGATTATATTCTTTTAGTAACACTAGTTTTATTTAGGTGCATAGAAAGCTGTGCCTTCATAGCCATACCCTAGTTCCGCTAAAGTGGCCATCTCGTTAGGGTCTTTAGTTAACAAGTGGTGACCCGTTACTGCGTTGTAATAACGTTCAACTGCTTCGGTTCCTTCTCGCTGAGAAGTATAGGCTTCTCCCGTTACTCCTTCAGCTTGATAACCACCCGCAACTGCAGCGTCTACTTCCGCTTTATTTGTCGTCAGTAGATGATTGCCTGTTGAAGGGTTAAATATTCTATATACGTCGGAAGCTTCGGGTAAATTCTCATCCTTATACAGGTTAAAAGAGGGACCTTCCCTCGTAAAACCTTCGAGATTTTCGACACTTGGGTTCGATGTTTGTAAATGCCCCCCTCCAGGCTTATAAAATCTCTCCATCGCCATAACTTGCGGTGTGGCCTTGGGTGTAGGTGTAGCTTCAGGTGTAGGTGTAGGTGTAGGTGTCGGTTCTGGAACTTTAAATGTATCTTCTGGCTCTTTGCCTGGAGGTTCAGTTAAAGGAGGCTTAGTTAAAGGAGGGTTATTTCTTCCGCCATCATCACCTCCGCCATCATCACCTCCAGAAGAAGGAGTTTCTGCTTTAAAATCCGGTGCGGAAGGGTAGGTTATAGAAGGGGAAGTGCCAGGTGGCGGTGTAAATGTAGGTGTAGTAGGTGTAGTAGGTGTAGTAGGTTTAGCGGGTGTTTCTCCTGTAGTAGGTAAAAACTCTGTAGGCGGAGGAGTAATCGCATCAGGTCTTGCATATCTTATTACACCTCCTTTTTGGTTCTCTGGTTTGTTGTATCTAAGTCTGCCTTCTTGTACATTAAATTTATCACCTGCATATTGAGGTTTAACATACTGATCAAAAAAATCTTGTCCTAAAGAATCTAAAAATTGTTTAGTTGAATCATCAATATCTGTTTCTGGAAAAGAAGTTGTATCGGCTGTCTTTGTTGGAGAGGTTTCTTCTACTGATGAGGTAGGGCCTTCACCAGCCATACGAATTGGTTCGGGATCTTCTTGTTCTGTTATACCAAGAGCTTTTTTTTCTTCCGGCGTGGACAAATCTAAATAGTTTTCTGGGAACATTGTATCCCCAGCCGAAAAAGGCTTACCTGGTTCTAATCGTTTTCCACCGAAAAAATAAGCCACGAGATAAATACTTGAAGAAGGTTAACAGTTAGCTGATTGTCCTTGAGACAGAAGTAGCATCTGTCTTAGGTTGCTCTTTTTTAACTTTTAGAGACGGTTTATATACATTTTTTAAGTCAGGGAAGTAACGAGTCAGAGTAGAGGGGTTTTCCTCTTCTTGTTCTACGGCCTGACTAAAAGTATCTCCCGCAAAGCGCATGGGTTTTTTTTAGTTCTGTTCCATGTTAGCAAGTTTACAAGCTAATTCTTCTGGTCATAAATCTGTGTAGTTTGTGTCCTTTACGAACTACTATATCTAGAGTTTTTGCACGAAGAGAAGCTTCTTCGTAAGTATTAAACCATTCTGCGTCGTCTCGTTCGGAACAGTAACTAACGACCGTATTGTCTTGTAAAAATGAACGTAAGTAGTCTCCATCTAGGTTTTGGATAACCCACGCCTCTCGAAGTGTTAACTCAGGTTTTGCAGCCATTTCAACCTGTGTTGAAAATAAAGATTTCTCTGCAAGTTTAGTCATTTTGCGGCCCATGAACTTCCTACAGAAGCGTCAGCAGAAGAAGGAACTGATTTTAAAACTGTTTCAGCCGATTTAATCATGGTTGTCTCAAGAATCTCTTTATAAGTCTCAGCTAATTCTTCTTTTACTTCAAGTACTAATTCATCGTGGACAGCAGCGACCAATCGAACATCTTCATTTAAATGTTTGTTTAAATCCGCGATTGCCAACTTTAAAATATCAGCCCCACTTCCTTGGATTAGTGTGTTGGCGCTGCACATCATTGTCGCATCATCGTAACTTAATAGACGTCGTCTTCCGCAAGCTGTTCGAATATAAGCCCAACCTTCTTGTACCAGAGATGCTCTTTCTTGGTGCCACGCCCGTAAACGAGGGTAAGCCAAATGAAATGCCGCGTGGGCAATCTTAGCTTCTGATAAACTAATCATCTTTCCGCTTTGAGCAGCATACGTTTTATATTTTCGGTAACCCATACCGTATAAGAGAGCAAAGTTCAGAGTCTTACCTTCTTGCCTCTGCTCCTTTGTAACCGAAGAAATGTCAATTTTATATATCAGGCTGGCAGTTAAGGTGTGTAAGTCAATGTTTTTAACGAAAGCTTCTTTCATCTGAGCTATGTTTATGAGCTCCGCACCGAGGCGTAACTCGATTTGAGCCCAGTCACAAATAACCAATTTATAACCTGGAGCGGCAATAAAGCATTCTCTAAAATCTTTTGACCTTGGAACTTGCTGAATGTTTACTGCATAAACTGTTTTTCCCTGTGTTTTAGTTGTTTTAGGGGATCCATTGCTGGTAAAACGTCCGGAGTTTGCACCAACTTGGTTGTAACCAGAGTGTATCCTGTGGGTTACAGGGTTTATATTACTAATTAATTTATTTACATGCTCTAATCGAGTCTCAATTTTAGTTCGTTCTCGGTACAGAATCAAGGTTGAGTCTTCGCTATCAAACTCAGAAAGGGCGATTTGGTTAAGCGTGGTCTTGCCCGTCGTGGCATCTTTAGGCAACTCGATATTGCAAGAACTAAAGACATTGACAATCTGGGCTGTTGATCCGGGGTTGAATTCTTTCTTTGGTTTTTTTCCAACAGCAATAGAACCGTCACTAGACCTTGGAAGTTTGCAATCTTCTGGAAGTCTAGAGTCAAGTTCGTTAATAAACTGTTCGGTTTTTGCAACCAGTTCATCCTCAATACGTTTACGCAACACCATTAATTTCGTTACATCAACCCCAAATCCTGTGTGACACATTAAAGCCACAGGGCGAACACACTGCGACTCGACGCTATAAATAGGAGTTAAATTTTCTTCACGCAGCTCTTCCAGTTGATCTGCGGCAATGCGTGGCAGTACGTCAACGTCTTTTGCTGCATACTCTATTTGTTCTAACGTTAGTTCGGGTTGAGACCAATCTGTTCGACGCTGCTCTTTATCGAGTTCAATGTTAAGACGCCTTAGTGCGATGGCTTTTAAACTGCACGACAAATCCGCAAAGTAAGGTTTTTGAGCTTGAGGACTAATCTTTTTTTCTTTAAAACCTGAACGCAATACACGCTCAGCAATGTAAGTATCATAAATCTTGTTTTTAAAATCAATTCCTAACTCATATAAGAACTGCAAGTCAAAATTTAAATTTTGACCAATTATCATTTCGCGGGACTCTATTAACTCCTTTAACGCGCTGTCAGCTTGAACTTTAAATAAGTCAAAAACATAAACAATACGATCCTCATCAGTTGGATTGCTGTCACACAACTGGAGTAAACGCGGTTTAGCCAATCTTGCTTGTAGCCCTGTTGTTTCGAAGTCAAGGCAAATCTTTTTATGTTGGGTAAGAATTCCAATGGCTTCGGTGTACGTATCGGGTGTTGTTATGTAGTTGATGTGCATTAGAAGTTTAAAAGAAAATAGTAAAGGCGCCCCCGCAATGCAAACCGCGAGGACGCCGCAGACCTAAAAGTTAATAAACGTCGTTTTGCTCTTCGGATTCTTCTTCCAGTTCAGGAACTACATAAGAAAGTAGTTCCATAAACTTCCCCGTCTCACCTGTGTGGTAATCAATGTTATGACAGATTGCTCCTCGGAAACAATCCATAATCTCCTCTGGTTCTAAGTCGTCAATGAACTCCCCAATAGTTTCGTTGAAGGCATCGAAACAAATTTCAGTGAGAGTTTTCGAAGTTCTAGGATAATTTAGAGTCTCCATTCGATCAAGCCTGACGAGATTTGTAGAAGTTTACAAGGTATGTTTCAATGTCTCCCCACATTTCTTTAACTTGATTTCCCTTGTCGGTTAGTTTAAATGTGTAGAACATCCGCTTCATCGCTTCAGCTTTGGAGCTAGCGTCCTCTCGTCGTGAACCACAGGAATATTGCTGACGAAGAGACAGCAGCCCATTACTGTCGCAATAGAGCAAGCCCGAACGAAGAGAGATGTATAAAGGGCAGACGTAGAAAGAATCACGACGAGGGGTTCCGGGAGAAAGTTCAGTTGGTTCAAATACTTTACTAGCGTTCTTTTTAAACCCACGATACACCGCTGACGTGGATTTGATTCGGTATTCCGAAGAACACTTATTTACAAACTCCACTGCTATATCGCGTATTGCGCGATAATCTGTTGTTGTACAAAGGTGGAGCAATAAAGCTGCGCCTGCACTACGGTAACTAACAGACTTATTTATTTCCTCTACAATGTCTAGAGGATCTTTTGATGTTTCGAGTTTTTTTGTGCTTGGTTTGTTTTTAACCAAAGCAGAATATTTAGGAGTTGCTTTTTCAGATGTAGCTAGTTTAAAAGCTAGAGATGCCAGCGCGGAACTCTTTTGCTCTACGCTTAGGCTGAACAGCTTGTCACTGTCCATTATTTTGACATCGATCAGAGTTTCAAGGTCGATCTCAAAAGGTTGCTTTGCTTTAGCAGCTTTCATTAAAGCCGCTGCTTCTGGGTTTTCCAGGGCGCAACCCTGGTATTTGAACTTGATGTCCATAAGAAAGTCCGTTTACAAGGTCAATGTAATGGGTGTAAATATAGTGTCAAGCCGCTTCACAAAAATTTAATATTTGTTTAAACAAAGGAGCGAGGCTATAATTTTTTAAGAAGAAACCATTTGATGCAAGACGAAGCGGCTACTTTTTTAGACATGTATCTTATGGATCACCCTGAAATCCTCGCAGAAGAGCAGTTAATTGCTAGTTCCCCTAGCTTTGATTTACGTTTACCACGACTCCCAGGTAATCAAGATGTTCAAGGTATCCCAAATGCAACACCAGAACTTTTAAGGCGTCTTCAAGAACGTAAGATAAGAAATCCTGGAGGCCAAGATTTACCGGGATTTCTAAAATCAGTATGAGCTTAACACCAGAAAAACATCAAAGCATTGAAAGCCTGGCTAGGGCACTTAGAAATTTAGATAGTTACGATGATTGGACTTATGGGACAGAGGTAATACCTAACGATCGGACGTGGTGCCAACTTAAACACGAAATGAACAGTGAACAACAAGTAAGCCAAACCGTAGTTAAATAAAAAAAAGAGTGTAGGTCAGTTTATAAACGAACTAATGACATAAAAATATGCAAATTAACCAGCACAAATTTCTTTGTAAATATTAGGTACATTTGTTATCCACGTATCAACATCCCTAGCTATTGTTTTTGATAAATTTTCAATTTCTACAATGTCAAATATTAAAGAAGTCTCTACTTCGGCAAATGTTTTAACTCCATAGAGTGTCTCCAAGTAAGAACTTACATGTAAACCAACAGTATAAAAAGAATTTTCTTCGCTCCATAAATTAATAGTGAATATTCTTTGTTTAAAGTTATATGCAATACAAGATTCTTTATATTTAAAAACATAGTCGTCTCCTTCAGTCTGGGATTTTGTGTTTACGGAAGTCCATAACGAAGCCATTATCCAGTTAGCTAAACTTTCAATACTGGAATCCCAATAATATATATTTTTTATAAGCTTTATTTCCGTAGCTGCGTCCCTTTTACTTGGCTCTAGTAAAACCGAATTTACATCAGTGTGGTTCACACTACGTCATCCAAGTGTTCGTTTGCTTTGTTCAACAAATAATGTTTTACTAACGTTAAGGTTTGATTATGTTTATCGTCTTTATCACTAGTTAAATCAATAACCAATTCCTCAGCTAAGGTTCTAAAAACCGCAGCCATTGGTTCTCGCGCTTCTCGTTGCCACGCACTTTTTGAGCTAACACCCAGATTAAATTTTACGTTATTAAACACGGTACAACAGTGGTCAAGAAGTGAATCGCAAATTTGAGAGTCGTCCATTAGTTTGTCTGTGTGTTGTTTAGTAAATTTAACGAACTAACTTTTTATTTTCTTTAAGTTTGGCAATAATGTCGTCACAGTTGTATTTTTTTCCAAGAAGCTGAACAACATAATGTTTTTTAGTTTTATATAAGGTTCCAGCTTTTTCACCCGGAGCAATACGTCCGTTTCTCTTTTTCCATCTTAGACCGCTATAAATAGCGGAGTCCAAGTAAAAATACTCAGAAAAGTCAGGAGTCATAATAAAGAATACGTAATAAATAAAAGTCTTACTTTTTAAAAAACACACACACTGTTTTTTCCTTCGTCCTCTTCCTCTGCCCACACCCAGTTTGAATTGTCAAACAGACTGTCGAGGTCTGAGCGCCCTTCAGCGTACTGCCACTTGTCTAACAACGAGTCAGCAAAACGGCCTATCATCAACTCTAATGGAGGATCTGGATGGTCTATGCGAGCTGAAGCTTGAGTATCGCGCCAAAGCTCTAGGATTTGATCTTCAGAAGGTCGTGGCATGGTGATCACCTAATACATTTTTGGATAACGTCAATGGTTTCTGCGTGAGCAGAAATGTCGACCGCATAAGCTTCATCTGAAAACTCATGCACTATATCTGGAACATGTGTTCCGATACAGATTGTACTCCACATGGCTCCTGTCCTTTGTTTAAGGGACCGAAGCGCTCTCATATTAGAGTCTCGAACGTCTGAATAACCATCCGTAATCAAAAGAATGTCTGAACGATCCTGGGTCTTTGTTAGTTCGACCGCGTGGGAGATTACGGAGTTAAAACTTGTACCTCCGCCAAGATGCCAAGTGCCTACAAAATCAAGTAATTCTTTGTTTGTTTTTCTATTTCCCTTCAAGGTTACACCCTGTTCAATTCGTGTATCAAATAAATAGATCTGAACTTCTCTATTTTCCTTTAAGGCTTCCTCAGAAATTACAAACGAAATAGCTTTTGACCAGACTTCTGGTTCTCCACCCATAGAACCTGAGGTATCTACGTACATAATTATTGGACCTTTACCTATATCTTTTCGGTGAGCGTTGTAATCTTTTGTAAGCAAAGTTTTCTGTGAGTACTTCAACGCAAATAAAAGTTTTCCCTCGTTACTTCCAGCTAATGCCAGTTCTACAGGAAAGGCTCTTGTAATGTCATTTGAAAAAACCGCTCCGTTAATTGCTTCGTAAGTTGACTTTGTTATCTTCGCTCGTTTTCGTTCTTGCCATACTTTGCGGAGAGCACCTAACTTCTTTGCCAGTGCTTTTAGCTTGGGGTTTCTTTGTAACTTTTCCGCTAAGTCTCTCTTAGTTTGCAAGTCTGCACCGTGGGTCCCCTTACCCTCTTCGTTTCCAAACAAAGTCGAAATTGAACTGTTTGTTTCGTCGCAATCTTTATTGGTTTTATCTACAATCCTGCTGGTCTGCGATCCTATTTGATCTTTAAGTTCTTCTATGGCGTTTTGAATTGCTTGATTAATTTCTTTACCCTCAGCACGAGCTTTATCCATTGCAGCTTTATCGCCTTTAGCCTGAGCATCTTGAAATTGTTTTCTTAACTCATCTAATTTGTCTCCCGCGTTGAATACAAGTTGAACATCCAATAAATCTTTCTCAATTAACTCTTCTATGACTTCAGACAGTTGGTTTAAAATATTGATTGCGTTGTTACCTGCGTTAAATTGATTGCCTACACTTCTAGCTAGTAGATGAGGCCAAGCAGCGGCAAGACTAATATCAGACATAATCGCATACCACATTCCATTCTCAGGCTTATATCCTTCTGGAAATTTAACGTCATCTCCATTTTGTTTTGCTCTGAAATAATCTTCGTAAGCTTGCTCTGTAATGGTCCAGTTTACGTCGTCTGCGTTATACAACCGTTCGAAAAGCTCTTTACCAAAGCGGGATAGTTTTTTAATGTTGTAGTGATCAATGAGATAAGTTACAGAAGGTTTCCCGTCTACAACAAAGTCTTCCCAAAGAAAATCTGCAAGTGCTGAGCAAGCTAGCGTTAGAGGTTCGTTGTGAGTCAGCCTCACGAATTCAGTGTGTTTGTTTAGTTTCATGTTTGTTTTTTGGATCTGATGATGGCTTGATCTAAATCGACTAATAGAGCTACAAGTTTGTCGTAAGCACTTGAAGGGCTGATTACCTCCGCAGACTCTATAAAGTCTGCCAGTCTTTTTCGAACAAGATTTAAGTCTTCAGTTTTGACAGTCATGTTGATGTGATGCTACGCGCTTAGACTACTTGCTTATGTCGCTAATTGCAACGGTAAGCGTTTCGCAATAATTTTCGAGCTGTTTCTGTAATTTTACGCCCGTCTGTCTTGTGCTCAAATTCATACGATATTTATTTCCGTCAATAACTTCTCCTACTTTGTCTCTGACTGTCTGCATATCTTTATGGTACTTACGTAATTGAATAACAAAATCATTTAACTCAGCGATTCCACTACTACGTAGTTGAGCTTTATGAGTCGTAGTTGAGTACTCCGTCATTATCCCAGAAGCAGCTCGTTTAGCATCGGCAAATATTTTGTTAGCCGTGGGAATCACCTGATCAAGGATCTCTTTAATAGTTTCCTTATCATCGGGTGTTCTATATACAATATGAACCAAAGAGTCGTGCATATGCTCTGGTACAAGTTCTTCATCTCCCTGAACAATTGCCCAAGCTCTTAAGAACTTAAGTACCTGCACACGACGCCGATCGCTAATTGTAATACCACGGGCACTTAACATATCCCATACTTCGCCATATTTATCTACGAAATCATCTGAGACTTTAATTTGTTTAGCGGCGTCCTGTAACTGTGTAAGGGTATCAAGACTTAAGTGTGTGCCTACGGTAGGTCGTTCCTCGACTCCAAGAGCCCAACCATCCAAGATCCGTTTCGATGTGCTTTTCTTAAGAAATTCCACCGTGGGTCGGAACAGAAATCTGTCTGCAAATGCTTGGAGGGATTCTTCATCCGGCCAGGAATTTGTTGCTGCAACAATAGATTGAATCGGAGTGTGGATAACTTCTTTTCCATTGTTGAAAGTGCGCTCGTTTAAAAGAGTCAACAGTGAGTTCAGAATAGCGGATGATCCTCTAAATAACTCATCCGTAAATGCGATGTGAGCGTCTGGAAGATACCCTTTAACGTCGCGTGTGTACTCGTCATTAAGAAGCTTGGTAACGGCCACGGGGCCGAAGATCTCGGAAGGATCGGTGGTTGGAGTTAAAAGATAACCAAAGTAGTTGGCCCCAGAAATCCCGTTACATATGTTCCGTACCAGATCAGACTTACCTGTACCTGGTTCTCCTAACAAGAAAGCGTTTTGCTTGCTTATCAGGGTTGCTAACAGACCATCAACCACAGACTCACGTTCGAGCGTGGCAGCGTTTAGGTTTGCGCGAAAGGTTTGGAGAGAAGCGAATAAAGTGTCGTTCATGAGCGTGATGTGATGTTGTAGAGATTGTAGCAAACTGTGAGCTTGCCCCGCAGCTGCAAAGCAGCGAGGGTGTAATTAAATGTAACTTCGTAAAACCTCGTCGAATTCTTGAGGCTTATCTTTATTGTTCTCATACGTTAACCCATTGAATATTTGCTCATATGTTTTGTTCCATAATGTTTCGTACGTGGTAACCAAACTTTGTCTCTGTTCTCTAAAGTTTTCGTACAAAAGCGTTGTTTGTCTTATGAATTCAGTTTGCTTGGCTTGATCAAAAAGTACGTAATCATCTATATTATCAATCACCACCCATTCAAGATTAGTTGTCACAAAACGAACCCACTCTCCTTTATAGTTTTTTCCAATCTTAAATCGTTCCTGAGTTGCGTTACTAAGCCAGGGAAACTTATCTTCGGGTGAGTATGTATAGTTCAATTCTTTGTGAGGCAGAGTTAAAGGTGTTCGTTTAACATAATCGTTATACTTTATGTTTTTATCCTCATATTGTTTTATAATTTTTGCTTTAACTTGCTCAACTAATTTGTGTATGTCCGAATGAATTGCCCGTTCTATAGTTAGATGTTTATCGTTTTTTAATCGAGTACTAAAGCCTTCAACTATAAAAACACCTGGTTTATCTAATTGTCTGCGATACTTAACTTCTAATAAAACCGGTTCTTTTGTAGGACAATCTTCAAGTAAGATTGTTTGAAACTTAACTGTTGTTAATCTAGGCATAAAACTGCACCGCCGTTGTTCGTGGGAAAGGAAGTTGTACAGATACAATTCGGCAAGTATGTTTTAATCGGTCTTTGAATCCGTTTAATCGGTTTGAAGCTACTTCAAAAGAGACAAAGGTAACAGCTTTTTCTGGATCGTTAGTGTATTTTTCAATGTCAGAGAGAAAGCCTTCCTTTGAATGGAAGGCATAAACAGTTTGTGTCATTAGAAATCGGGTGTTGGTTGAGATGTTAATGGTGTTTTTATATGAGAAATCAAATCGTTTAGGTCGTCACCAGCAACACTAATTAGTTCGCGGCGCTGACCAATCATCTTATTGAGGTGCTTAGATCGTTGTGCGTAAATGTCCAACTCAATGTTTGCTTCTTTAACCAATAGGTCTAAAGCATTTGAGTTTTCTGCAGTTTTAATTTGTTCGCATAGAGTTGTATAAGTGTTAGACAAAGCTAAGGATTTTTGAAGTGTCTCTAGTCCTTTAGATGTATCACGGGTGTCAACGATCGACTCCAATTCAGTACGAATTTCTTGTTGTAGTTCTTGGAATCTTTTACATCCTTCTTCGCGAACTTGTCGCATTGGTGATTGAATTGCGTTGCCTGCACCTAGCAGTTGATCTGCTAAGCCAGCTAAGTTATCAAACCCAACTACGGAATCGCTAATTAGCTTTAGCTTCTCGGCTGTTACTTGCCAAGACCCACGCTTCTTATCTCCACCTGTTTGTTGTCGTCCGACTTTAGTTACAGTCCTAACATCTAAATCGTCAAGTAACTCAGCACCTAAACAAAGTGCTTTGTCCGCAGCATTAGCGTGGGCTGCTTCGATTACTTCTTTAGTATTTATTGAATTTTCATATGTAAGTAAACCTTGTACGTCACCTTCAACTGGTTTCGTAGCAATTTCTAAAGAAACTGGAAGAGGGCCAACAACATGAACCCCAATTGGATTGCGATACTCTTGCAGTGTCGGGAACACTCGCATATAGGCATCGCTAGCCAGTTTGTATTCCATTTCATCCTTAAAAAGAGGAAGTAAGAAACCCTCTACTGTGTTCCTCCATTTACCGTGTTCTGACTCCCAAAGACCAAACAAACGTTCGTTAGCTTCTTTAGCTTTCGCACGAATTTGTTTAATTAGTTTGTTTGCTTCATCGAAATAATTTGCTGTTACAAAATGAGTGTCGCCAAAGTGTATGCAGTAACCGTCGTACAACTCTCGTTGCATAACTCGAAGAGCATCTAGCTCAGATTTAAGTGCGTTAGAAAGATTAGGTCGTAGAGAAACAGTGTTGTTCTTCTCTAATGTGTCTACAACTGATTGCGGAAGTTTGAGATCGTCAAATTTAATTTGAATGCTTTGACGAACACTGGCGGAAATTGTACAAGAAAGCAAATAGTTCATGGTTAGTTACAAGAAAAGTGAAGGTTAATAAAGAAAAATGGGTCGTTGCTGTAGACGACCCAGGGTTCCCATGGCCCGGCCATACAATACTATGGAAGGCATCCATTTGTATGGATTTCAGGATTTCTGCAGACTTGAATTTGGTAGCCTGGTCTTTTGGCTAAGACCAGAGGATCGTAGCCTAACGCTGCGCAAGTTATAATCCCAAACATGAGGCTAAGAAGTGTGAAGGTAGCGAAACGGTAGATCATTTTAAGCGAGTAAATGCGAGGTTGATTTTATCGGTAATCATATCTACGTCACCAGTTACAGCAAGCTGCTCGATCAACTTCTTCCGTTCGATCTTTGCCACTTTAAGTTTCTGTTCTAATTGCTCGATCTTATCGTCAATCCGTTCGAGTTTTACGTGAGCTGTGGGCTTACGTGTTACCCGAACAACAATGTTGGTTTCAAGGTCTGGGAACTTAAAAGCAGATTCAGCGCCACTGAATACAGACAAATCAAATTTGCGTGACTCAGCAA